TCAAACACCCTTCAGACGATCTACGGCCACCTGGTAGTAATACTCGCAAACCTCGATGCCGGTGAATTCCTTGCCTTGGCCGATGGCGGCCAGGCCGGTGGTGCCGGAACCCATGAACGGGTCGAGGATGCGCTGGCCGCAGGCGCTGACCAGTTCCTCCATCAGGGGCAGCGGCTTCCCGACTTGGTGATACTTACCGCCTGCCAACGGAGGGACGCGAAACAGGCCTGGGGAGTATTTGTCACCCTTCAGCGCCCCCTTGCTGCCCCAGCAGAAGAACTCCGTTTGGGCGCGAAAGCCGCCCTTGTAGGGACGCGCGCTACCGGTCTTGTCCCATACGCCAACCCCGCGCCAAGTGAATCCGGCCGCCTGGATCGCATCGGTCGTTACCGGGAGCTGCCGCCAGTCGGTGAAGGCGATCATCAAACCACCGTCGGCCAGCTTGTCGTAGCACAAGGCCATCCAGAGGGCAGACCAGTGCAGATAGGAGCGCTGATCCTTGGTGTCGCCCAGGAAGTCCGGGTATTTGCTCGAACCAGAGTTTAGGTACTTCGCCCCGGTACCGCGCGCCCTATCTCCCTTGGACTGTCCCCCGCTCGAATACGGCGGGTCGGTCACGATGGCATCGAACTGGCCGGGAAGATTTGGAATAACTGCCAGGCAGTCACCCCGGTACAGATCGGCACCGGCCAGTTGAATGTGGTTCGAATTGTTAAAGAGCTGCTGTTCCTTGCTTGTCATGGAGCGTTTCCTTTCGGATTGACGCTCCAGGGCGTTCTGGTTTGGGGCTCTCGGCCCTCAACTGGTTAAGCGTCCCGCAGCGCGGGCACTTGATTTCTAGTTTGGAGTAGCTGGCCTTGGCCAGCATCTTGCTGCATTTACCGCATCGTATGGTTTCCACTTAACTAATCCGCGTGATAGCCTCGGCCCGCTGTGTGCACAGCACGGTGCCTTGGCTGAACGCAGGCTCATTCTGCGGAAGGTGGCCGTTGCGGGTGTTCCAGCACCTGCGGCGGTCGCACCGTTTTTTTACTTAGCCTCTACCACGGCGCTGCGGGGAGCCCGGCAATCAGCTCGACCTCAGTCGGCACCGGCAAAGCGCCTGCGGTCACTTGATCCAGCAGGGCGATACAGTGCGTCCATACCGCGTCGCGCCAAGTGTTGATCGCGGCGGCTTCGGCGGCGAAGGTCGGGTTGGTCGAGCCGAGATAGCTGATGCAGCGCTCAGCGGAGTCGTAGCCGCGTGCTGCGGGCACGGCGTCCAGCCTGGTTTGTACGGCTCTGGTCAGGCTGGCCTTGACCTCGTCCAGCGTGGGCGGCGGCGGGTTGACGGTGATCGGGTAGCCGTTCGCGTCGGCCTGGATGATCTTGCCCACGGTCTGGGCTTCCAGCAAGGCGGCGTGCTCCGCATCGGTGATCTCGACCGCATCGGCCGGTATCTTGCAATCCGGATTCGGTATCTCGATGGTAGGCGCGATGGCGGTCTCGTCCGGCACGGTGATCAGCGGATGCAGAGTACCCGCCGGATAATCGGCAGAATTCCAGTCCGGATCGAGCACCTGCGTGGTAGGCCGCTGCCAGGCCGGGTCGATGACCGTGAGGGTGCGGCTGCCGTGAATGGCCTTATCATAGAAGCCGCCTGTGGTCTTAGAAAAGTACATTGGTTATCTCCCGATAGATACATAGCGGACGATGCGATCATCGGCGCGGGCATCTTTAATTTGCATATTGATCTCGCACCCAACTGTTGTCGGTATAGCCACTTGGAGTACTTCCCAGTTCCCTCGGTATCCCGCATCCAGATCAGATGTCGCAGTGCCAGACGAGCAGTAGGTTCCGTAGCAATTATTGGGGAACGCGATTGGAAATGTCACATCGGCAACGCGTGAGGTTGACCCATTCCAGGTTAAGTATAGGAATCCCCATTGGACAATCAGACCACTCGGCAGCTTCTGGTAGCCGCTGGCACCGAGAGAAGCTCCGAACTCGAGTTGCGCATTGACGAGATTGGCCGTTCCACCGACCAGCGCCCATCCTGTTGCGCGGGCCACAACACGTGCCGATGAACCCTGCCCGATAGAGAAGGAAGTAACCGTCGTGTTGTTCACGTAGATCACATCAATGCCGGCGCGAGACACGGAGTTGGTGGCGGCCACCGCGCCGAAGAATTCAAATTCCGTCCCCGGCACAACAGAAGATAATTCGGGCAGGGTCGCTGGCGACGACCCTGCTGTGAAGATGACGAGCTTCCCCGCATCTTCTGCCCCCAAGGCGGTAGCTGTCGACACCTCTTTAATCCCCGACCTACTGCCAAGCGCGCGATGCAGCGCTTCCATCGTCGCGGCCTTGGTTGAGGCGTCGAACTGTGGGGGCGTTTGGAACAAACCTGACGCGCGCAACCCAACAAGCAGGTACTGCAAAAGCTGCCCGTTGTTATTCTTGTCCAGCGCCCCGCCGAAATATTCGATAACCCCCGCCACCTCCTCCTGAAGGGCGTTAAGGATGTCCGGCGTAACCTCCGTCGGCGGCCTGTTCGTCGCCGGGTCTTCGCTTACGAACATATTGTTTACATGACCGGCCCCATCAATTCGGTGCATAGCTTCCTCCTGTTCCTGTTATGTCCTCGAACCACAGGCGCACGTGCGCCTGCTTGAATGCGTTGAGCGCGTCCCATAGCGGCTTCGGGTCTACCACCGAGCGGTAGTAGCGCACCAGCATCACGTAGCGCCCGCGCGATCCCCACAGGCGGTCACCGGCCTTGCTTCCGACGCGGAACGGGCCGACCAGGTGATCAACCTGCACCAGCGGCACCGGGAAGTTCAAGCCGGGCGCGGCTGCGCTCCAGAGACGGTCTCCGACCTTGCCGCCGACGGCGAACGTCTTGCGCGGCATCGTCTCGGTCACGCCAGAAATCGCCTCGTTGGCCACGCGCCGGTATTCGTCGATGTGCCAGTTTGTGTACTTCGGCCTGTGCGCCTCAATGGCCGCATCGAGCGCAGCCTGCGCGCCTTCCCCGATGCGTTCCAGTTCCGCGCCCATCCCCTGCAGCAGCGTGTCGCCGAAGCCGCCTTGCGGCCATTTGAAGGCCGCTCCGGGCTGCAGCAGCGCGCCCTGGGCGTCGGCATAATCTAAGGCGGTATAAACAGGCAGCTTCATGGCTATATCCAGTTCACCGGCTGCAGCACCGGCACTTCGTATGCCAGCCAGATGATGCTGCCGGACTCGTCGAGCGTGTACTGCGTGGTGATGACGGCGATCACCGCGTCCACCTCGGCCCAGAGCAGTTGCAGGGATTCGTCGCTGGTGCCGCCCTTGGTCAGCACGAGGTCATTGAGTGCTGCCTGGATTGCCGCGCGGTTCTCTGCGGTATCTACGGCGGGCAGCAGGTGGATGGTCAGCGTGACGGGGTGCACCGATGGCGCGGCCACGCTCCAGTCCGCGTTTGCGGGCGCAATGGCCGCGAACTTGACCGCAACGGCATCGAGCACGGCCTGCGTCGGCAGGCGGTCTGCAAGCCCGTTGCAGACCGGGCGCACCAGCACCGTGCCCATGCCCAGGGTGTGCAGTTGCACCAGCGCGCCGGTCACGGACTGGTGGGCGCTGCGCGCCCAGAAACGATAATCGTCCGGCCTGCCGGAGCGCGCGCCGCTCGATACCGCCGTCGCCCATTCCTCGACCACGCGGGCGCGCCATGAGTTCACCGCCTCGTCTTCCGCGCCGCCGGTGATGCCGCCAGCGCCGACGGTCAGCGTGCTGTCGCAGCCAGGCACCGGGTCAACCAGCGTCAACGTCTGGCCGGAGACAAGGTTCCCGGCACTGCCCGCCGTGGCGCAGCGGATGGACACGGCGGTATCGCCCGCGCCAAGCGCCACGGCGGACAGCACAACGTAATCCAGGCCGTTCAACCCGCGCAGCAGGGTATCGGCCAGCAACTGCGTCCCGGCGACGCCGCTGGCCAGCGCCGCGCCCTCGGCCTTGCTTGCCGGAAGGCGGTCTACCTCGTAGAGGGCGGCCCAATCGTAGAGCCGCTCCAGTTCGCAGGTCAGCGGGGAATTTTGCAGGCCGATCCAGTCGAGGTGCCCGTGCATGCCGTTGACCGTGCGCGCCCACATCGCGGAGAGCTGGAGACGCAGCCCCGCAGGTAGTGCGGCCAGATCGTTTTCGACGCGCGTCAGCAGCGCAAGATAGGCGGGGCGGCTATATGGGGTCACAACGGCACTTTCACGGTGAAGTTACGGCCATTGTGCCGCCCCGTGATCTGGAGCAATACGCTGGAAACGTTTCCCTCCGTACCGGCCTGCTCGGTCACCTGAACACCGGCCAGCCCGTGGCCGGTCAATGCGTTTTCGATCATGGCCAGCGTCTCGCGCCGGGCCGCGCTGCCCAGCGGCTGGCGGCGCACATGCCACAGGCCGCTTCCCGCCGCCGGGTCTGCCCACCAGCCGCGCCGCTCGTAGCGGTCGGGAACGCGCTCGGGCGGAGCCTCCGAATCGGAGAACAGCACCGCGTAAACCAGCGTCGCCACGGCGGCGTCCTCGTCGGCCAGCGCCGGATCGTCGAATGCCAGGTCAAATACACCGTTGTCGATCTGCACCAGTTTAAGCATCAGTTAACCCCCAAAGTGTTCCCGCCGGTTTCCGCGTGGGTGTGCGTGTCGCCTACGTTCTTGCCGTTGTTCGTCATCGTCCCGGTAACGTCCGCACCCCCGAGCACCGTCAGCTTCCCGCCGATCTTCGCGTCTCCGCTGGTCTCGAACAGCGGCGTTTGCGCGATCACCTTGGTCGCGGCCTTTACCTCGATCACGCCGCCGCGCTTGATGTGGACATGGTTGCCCTCGTCGTCATGCAGCGCCACTTCGCCCGGCTGCAAGTCCATCTGGTAGCGCTTGTCGCCGATGAGCAGGCACAGGCCGTGCGAGCGGTCTCCGGCCGGGAAAACCATGTACGCCTGAAAGCCCTTGCGCGGCGGGCGATAGCTGGTGCCGTAAGGCTCGACGCGGCGCACGTTCGGCGGCACGTCGTCGCCATCGAGCACCGTCACCTGGACCTTGTCGCGGGTGGTCATCACCCCCACACCCTGGGCGACGATCAGTTGCAGGCGGCTCCACATCTGCCGGATCATTTCCTTGCCCCCGCGCTGCGCTTGGTTTTCTTGTTCGGCGGCTCGCCCAGGAACGCATTGCGGTGCATCACCTGCAGCAGGGCCACCGTGCCCGCTTTTTCGTCCTGGATGAACTCGCGGTCGCCGATCAGGAACACGCCGTCGATGCCTTCCTGCGGAATCACCACGCGCACCTGGGTGTTGATCGCCCACAGCCCGGATTCATGCCGCCAGCCGTACACCTCCAACTGGATCGCATGCGCCCGCGCCAGCCTGCGGCTGCGCTCCAGCTCCGCGCGCCGGGTGCAACTGCCCGTGCTGTGGCCGTGGCGGTCGGACACGATGTGCATCGGCCGGAAAAAGCCGATGCCTTCATCCTTAACCGCGCCTTTCAGCGCCGCGCCGCCCTCGTAGTCGAAGCTCTTGACCACGTACTCCGAGAACCGCATGTCGTAGTCGTCCACGATCTCGTAGCTCTTGATATGCACGCCGTACACCAGCGTGGCTACAGCGCTTCTATTATTGACGGTATGTAGAATCAAGCCGCCATCCGGTGCCGGGTAGAGAAGAAGGTTGGCTGCGCGCGCCGCGTTGATGAGGGCGTTGGCCGGGGTCTCGCACTGCATCGAGAAGTCGGGCACTACAGCACCAGTTGCAAGTAGTGAAAATGGGACTTTAAAGTCTAGGCAAATCCAATAAATAATCTCTTCAACATGTAAACCTTTAAGCGTCTTCGAGTACTGGCAATCGACCAGCTCGCGCGCCAGCGAGCGCGCCTCGAAGCGGATGGCGTGCTCTGCCGCGCCGACCTTGCGGCGTATCTTCCCGGTGCGGGCGGTCGCCACCAGCTCGCCGTCGATCAGCACCCGCACCACCGTGTTCGCAGTCAACCCGAGCGAATCGCCGGAGCCGGGCAGGGTCACGCCGAGCTGCACGGACGCGCACAACTCGTCCACCGACTCGCGGATACGCACGGACTGCCAGAAGCCGTAGCGCTTGCCGTCGAACTGGATTTCCACCAGGTTAACCACGGACGCGCCCCCTTACGAACAGCGGGTGACGCACCTTGTTGCGCACCAGGAACACCGCCTCGTCCACCTCCATCCGGTGCGCCAGCACCGTAGCCGGGAGCGGGGATACGATGTCGCGTACCTGGGCTGGTTCGAGGTCTTGTGCCAGCAGCGCATCGATCAGCGTCGCGCGGCAATCGAGCGCCGCCTCGAACACCTCGTCGTCCATATCCGGCAGCATCCTGTCCATCGCCTGCAGCACGCTGGCCAGCGCCGCGTCACGATCTTCTGCCGAGCGGTAGTCGGCCAGCGCGGCCTGCGCCGCACCGGCCAGCATCAGGCGGCGGCGGCAATCGTCCTCACGCCGCAGGTTTACGCGCAAGGCCGGTGAGTCGCCCGCACCGCCCGGCACCGGCGCGGGCAGCTTTGTCATCGACACCAGGCTATCCACCACCTGCGGCAAAGCCGTGTCCGAAACGCCGGAGGACGAATAGCCGGTCGAGGATGTCGAGTTGCCCGCCGCATCGCCCGAGCCGAGCAGGTTGGAAAAAGACCGCATGGCCGCAGCGTATTGAGCCGGAACAGCCATCAGCGCCGCCGCGTCGCCCTTGATGCCATCGATCACACCGCGCGCCTGGTTGGCGAGGGTCAGCGGCAAGGTCGCCAGCGAGATCAGGCTGCGCACGCGGTCGAGCTGGCCCTGCACCGAAGCGATCATGCCGGTCATCGAGGCGGCAGACATCGGCTGCAGGTCGAAATCGGCCTGGATGGCGTCGGCGAATTTCCGCTGGCTCTCGGCGGCAATGTCCACCCTGTCAGGCGCAGGCGCGGCCGCATCTCGCCCGCCCGGCGCGAACTCCACCAGGATGTCGCACCGTCCGCCCTGTTCGTTGCTTTCGTGCACGTTCCAGTCGCGCACGCGCACCCACACCCGACCGTGTCCGGGATGCGTCAGCCACGTCGCGCCCGGCTGGTTGAGCAGTTTCAAGAACTCGTCGCGCTTCAGGTCGTAGTCCGCGCCGAGGAAGTATGCCTTCAGCTTCCAGTCCCACGCCTTGCCGCCCTGGTCTTCCACCACGGGCTCTTCGCCGCCCGGATATTCGTGCACCACCAGGCGGCGGCCGCCCTTGGTATCGTGGCTGTCGGTCAGGAACTCGAAACCGCGCAGCTCGGCGCGCACCAGGCGCTCGCGCCAGCTCACGGCGTACTCCACAGGCTGCCGGTGTTCATCTGCACGTTACCCTGGCCGGATGTCTGCACCGACTGGCTTTGCAGCACCAGGCCGGGGGCGAGGCCTACCGTCAGCTTGGCATCCACGTCCACCGGTTTCTGTTCAGGAGCAGCTTTCAGAGAGTCAGCAATTCCCTGGACGAGCAAGCCAAGCCCACCACCGAGGGCTGCGCCGATGCCAGTTCCGATTACAGGGACAATACTGCCGACCGTTGCGCCGAGACCTGCCCCGCTGAGCGCCGCCGACCCATATCTTGCGGCGGATGAATCTTCCCCAGCCACAGATGACAGCATGGCGCCTCCTGCACTCGCCGCCAGCCCGAATAATCCAACCCCTTTAGGCACAACAGGGAGCTTGTTCGCCAAGCTGGCCATCGTGGCAATTCCCGGTATGGAAGAAAGCACACGCAATCCGGTTCCCGTCCCCATTATTGCGCGCAGCGCCATTAAAGAACTTGCCGTTACCGCCATGCCAGTGCCTGCGGCAGCGGCGGTTATCGCACCTGTACCGAGCCCAGGCTTTTTGTCGAGTACAGGCTGAATTACGCCCAGGACCTTGTTGACCATATCCATCAGCGCTTTTTCAACCTTGCCCACGCCCTTCGCGGCGCTCGCCATCGTGTTCTCCCACGTCCCGGCAAGCGCCTCCTGCGCAGCGCTCAACGTACTGGCCTTGATAGCGATGCGTTCATCCATGTCGGCCTGGCTTTCCAGTCTGCCAAGCGATTTCTTGTAACCCTCGACACCCTGCTGAGCCATGATCGAGGCTGGCCGCGCCGCCTCGATGCCGAACATCTTGGTTAAAACGCGGATGCGATCCTGATCGCTCAGGGGCTTGAGTTTCTCAAGCTGGGCAAACATGTTTTCAATTCCAGCAAACTTGCCCTGCTTGGTGAAAAAGTTCATCTTGATACCGAATTCACCGAGCATCTGGCGAACTTCCTCCGCCTCTTTCCCTTTTCCCCCCAGCCTTGAATCTATCTGGGCAGTTCTCTGCAACATCATCGCGAAGTTTGTCCCGTAGGACGTGTTTTCCAGCCCAACCCCCGCCGCCATTCCCTGCACGGCCAGCAGCTCTTTTGAGTGTGCAGCGCCAGTCAATCCAAGCGTGTTATAGGTAGGAGCGGCATATTGTGCGACAGCCCTGAAATCGTCCGGGTGAATGCCATAGGCGTAACGAGCCTTCTGCATGGTGTTAGCCATTTCTGGCAGCTCGTTATCGTCGAGCCCGTATGCTTCGCGCATCTTGGCAATGGTGGTCGCAGCCTGATATTGATCCATCTTGGCGAGCACACCGAAGTTCGCCGACGCCGTCAAACCACCCCCGGTGATCGCGCTTTCCGTCATGCCCTGCTCTTTAAGTGCGGTGGCGGCTGCAACGAAATCCTTGGTTGCCCCCGGCAACTTGTTTCCGAGCTCCGTTGCTTGGCGCATGATCGCGCCATATGCGCCAGACACTCCACCACCCTTGCTCATCAAGGCTATCTTTAAATCAGCCTGTGCCGATTCAAGGTCGGCATACGCCCTGACAGGTGCATCAACCACTCTCTTTGCCGCATAACCTCCTGCAGCAACCGCAGCCCCGACTTGCGCCGCATTGGCCAGCCGCTGAGCATTGGTCAATTCCCCAAGCTCTTTGCGCAGCTTCCTTATTTTTTCAATGCTGGCGTCCTGGGCGCGCGCCAGTTCCCGCGCGCCCATAGTTCCACTGCGCGCAAGCCGGTTGTACGCAGCTTCGGTTTGCGCGATTTCGCGCCTGATCTCCCGCTCCGGCCTTATCCCAAGCGTTTCCCTGGCGGAGGCGAGCTTTTCGTATTCCCTGCGTGATTGCGAAACCTGATTTGCAACCGCTTCGGATGATTTTTTTGCTGCTGCCGCAGACGCGGCAGCAGTCTTTCCTGCGGCTTGTTCAGCCGCCTTGGAGACGGATAGCAGCCCGGCGGATGCGCCGTCTTTCAGGGTAATGGCAAGCTCGGCGCGGACGGCTGGTTCTGACATGAATAAAGCTCCGATGGATTTACACCGGAGCTTACGCGCGCGCGGATGGCGCAGTTAGGCGGGAAATGTTTCCCGAGGCGATGTCGTCAGTCGAATTTACGACTTTCAAAAGCCGCCGCGATCTGAGCCCATACGAACAGCTCAGAAAGCGGCAATGACTTCACGTAATTCAAGTCCTGATGCAGCCCCCTCGCAACGAGGGCGCATGCTGTCAGGACTCTTGCTCGTTTTTTTCCGTGGCCTCCGGTGCGATCAGCTTGGATGCTAATTTGTCGGCTTCACGGTAATCGGTCACGTGCAGCTTCTTGATGAGCGCTTCGTCGGTGCCGGTCAGGTTGGCGATCAGCGTAATAGTCTGCTGATTCGCACCGCGCTCATCAAAGGCAAGCAGATCGGCAGCCGTGGCGTAGTCGCGGAAGTTAAGCTCGGTGATGGTAGACTTTTCGAGCTGGATAGGATGTTTCAGCATCAGCTTAGCCATGTTCCACCTACGCGATCTTTTCGGAAGTGTTGGACATGATGGTCAGCTTGCTTTCGCCATCACTCACGCCCACCGGCTCGGTGACGAAAGCGCGGCTCAACAGATGCACGCTGCCGTCGGCCAGGCGCACCGTCACGTCTTCATCCTTGATGTTGTTCAAGGTCTGCGCGTCGATGCCGCCCTGCAGGTTGAGGTTCAGTTCCAGCTTCGCGCCGACGCCGGTTTCGGTGTAACCGCCGTCTTCCGGAAGTCTGCCCGGCTTGTGGTCGCGTTTCGTGCCGCTGGGCGTGAAGGTGCCCGGCTTTTCGGCCAGCGGCAGCTTGCCGATGGAAGGCACCGACACGGTGCGGATGTTGTTCAATTGAGCCATGTTTGAATTCCTTTCAAATTGAGTTTATTGCCCGTTCCCCCTCTCCCTCCGCTACGCTCCTCCCTCTCCCGCTTGCGGGAGAGGGCCGGGGAGAGGGTGCCTGTTACACCGCCTTCCGGAACTGCCCGACGCCCGCCAGGATGTAGTACGGCGACAGCAGCACCGGCTCATCCTTGAAGTTGAAGCGGCTCGGGTTGGCAGGGTCTTGCTCAACTACCAGGTGATCCTTGTAGTAGCCGTATTCCTGCACCCAACCGTATTCCTGCATCAGCGTGTTCTTGTACAGGCTTAGCAGGTAGCCGCGCATGTCGTCCTCGGTGGTGATGCGCAGGCCCGGCCGGAATCCTTCGTTGCTCTTGGCCGCCGCCGTGCCGGTGAAGCGCTTGATCGCGCCGATGCGCTGCTCGTAGCGGATGCGTTCGCAAATTTCGGCGGTGTTGATGTCCAGGAACGCATCGTCGGCCGAGCCGTCCGGGCGGTACTGGTACATCGAGATCAGGCGCTTGATGTAGCAGGAGCCGTCCTTGCCGACCTGCATCACCGACATGCCCTTGAACAGCAGGCTGTTGGCATTCGTCCAGTCGTGGTAGCTCACGCCGACCATGCCGGGCAGCGGCACGCCTTCCAGAGACTGCGCCGGGTTGTTGTAGAGGCGCGGTGCAGCGGCGGCGCACACGATGGCCGCTGCCTCCCAGGTGCTGGTCGGGTTGATCTCCAGGCTGAGGTCGGCGATGTGCTCGTAGTTCTTCGTCTCGCCGAATGCGGCCGCTGCGGCGTAATCGCCACGATGCGCCGTGAAGCAACGGAAGCCTGCCTGGATCGGCGGCTGGTAGTGCAGCTTGCTTTCCGCATCCCATGCGGCCAGCGTGGCGGCATCGTTGATGCCCAGGGCGATGTAGCGGTACCAGCGCGGCCCGAGGATCGCCGTCAGGTCGCCCGGAACGGGGTCGCCCGCGCCGCCGGACATGGCGGTCAGATTCAGCACCAGACCGGCCGGGATCGGCTCGCCGTAAAGCGCCAAGCGAATGTCGATATTGTTGCCGCAGGTGCCCTTGTGGCGCGCGGTGGTTGTCACCACTGCCGCAGCGGCGGCGGCAGTGACCGGAATGTCCGGCCCGGCCGCCGTGATCGCGGCGGCAATCGCTGCGGCGATCTGGTCAACCGTCTGCGTGGTAGTGACGGCCACATTCACCAGGCGGCCTGCGATGTACAAGGGGATCACGCCGTTCTCGGTGGGCACTGCGGCTACGGCCTGCGGGGCAGAGGCGGCCGTGCCTGCGGCATTGTCCGCATAGGGCAGCATGTAGAGATCGAGCGCGGGGTCGATCTTGCGGTAGCGCGCGGCCATCTGCGCCAGCATCGAGCCGATACCGGCTTTCGCCTCGGCATCCTTGACGCCGGAGAGGCGCACGATCTCGCCCGCCGGGGCGGTTCCGGTCGCCAGCTTATGGCCGACCAGCAGCACGGCAGGAATATCGCCGCCCAGCCCGGCCTGCGAGCCGTCAACTTCGATGTATGCGCCCGGATAGCGCAGCGCCGCCGGGATGTAATTGAACGAGATCATAGGGTGCTACCTCCTGTGTTGGTTAAGTCGCCATAGGCGACGGGGTCGGGTAAATAGTTGGTGATGAGGGCCTCGAAGCTGTATTTGTCAGCCCAGAAAATGTCGCGCTTCGCATACTCGATGACGCGGCCGCCCTCGAACTGGACGGGGCGCACGTCTGCCTCGATCTCCCAGCCGAGCAGCAGCGCCTCAACGGCCTTGCGGTATTGCAACAGCGTTTCATCTGCATCCATGTGCGCATGGATGCGCTCGTTGCTTATGGCGATCACCACATCGAAAGACAGCTTCAGGCGTACCGCGCGCTCTCCGGCGCTCTTTGCGCTTTCCGATGAACGCACAATCCATGCGGCCGGCAGCGGGAGCGAATCAGGATTGAGGCTGGCATAGTCTGCAGCCCCGGAAACATCACGGAACCACTGCCCGTCAAACCAATCCGGCTTCGCCTTCAACAGCGCGATCAACGGCTTTAGCGAGATCATCACCAGTCTCCCGGCGCGATCTGCGCACCGCCGTAGCGGCGCGGCGCGCTTTCCATCAACACCTGGTTATCCGACAGCGGCGGAACGACCGGAGGAACCGGAACCAGATTGAGTTCACCGCGAGCGTGCGCCTTGAGCGTGGCTATCGCGCCGTCGTAAGCCTTGCTCACGTCGTCGGTCATGCGCTCAGCGCCCTGCAGGAAGTAGAGCGCAATCGTCGAGGTCAGCCTGGCCAGCAACGGCGTCTGCGTGGCCACCGGGATGCCGTAGGAAATCACCAGCTCCTCGGCGTCGCCTAGCGCCTTGTCGATGGCGTCCAGCGCCAGCGTCAGGGATTCCTGCTGCGCCTGGGTGTAACCGGCGAGGCTGCCACCCGCAACCGCGACCCGCAACGCATCGTCCGGCGGCATGTCAACATCGGCGGGAACCGCCAGTTGAGCCAGTCGGCGTGCGTTGCTGCGGGCCAGCAGATCGGCGCGGGTGGCAAAAGTCATGGATGCCTCTTATCCGTTCGTCCTGAGCTTGTCGAAGGGCTACTGCCCGTCCTGAATTTCAGCCCAGGCCGCGTCACGCTCGGCAGCGGTAATTTCCCATCCGGTCACCACAACAATGGCCGGAACCTTGGGCAGGCCGCTGCTCGTCCACATCGAGCTGTCGGCGGCGGCAAGATGGCTGATTGCGTCCTTGATCGCCGCGATGCGCTCGGCCGGATCGGTCGGGACGATAGGCGCATTGCCCTGCCCGGCATCCTGCTGGCCTGCGGCATAGCCTTCCGGCTCGGTCTCCGATACTTCCAGCATCTGCTCTTCCTTGAGGCGCTTTTCGGTGGCTGCATCGACTTCGACCGGCTCCCATTCGCGGGTAAAGCCCATGCCGCAGCGGAAGAACTTTTCCTGGCCGGACTTGAGGTGTACCCGTACAAAAATCTTTTTCATGGTGTTTCTCCTGGTTGGTTTCGTCAGTTCATCCCGGCCGGACTACCCGGCCGGGCGTTCGCGCATCAGGTTCGCTTACAGGGCCATCCAGGGCGTAACCAGCAACTGCACCTTGTTGTAGTTGACGTTGTCCGCACCGGCAGCGTTCTTCTGCGCCTTCAGCAGAGCCTCGGCCTTGGAGCGGTTTGCCGGGCCGCAAACCAGCAGGTCGGGCGTGATGCCCAGCTTGCGGTTGCCGTCGCCCTTGACCGTTTCCATCGCCAAGAAGGCGGCCTCGAAGTTGGCAACCGAGAGTTCGGCCTTGGAGCCGAACGCCAGTTGCCAGAAGCCGAACACCGCCTCACCGCGCCAACGCCCGCCGTAGCTGACCATGTCGTTTTCGAACACGCCGTCGCTGGTGATCGCACTTGTCTTGGGGATGAATTGCGCCTTGGTGCGTTCCTGCAAGTAGAACGGCTGCGGCGCGCGCTTGGTGCAGAGCAGCACCCACGGTTCGCCCACGCCGGCCTGCATGTTGCTGACGGTGGTTGCGACGCCGGAGCCGTCTTCGTTCGGATAGACCGGGTGGTCGGTGTCGAAGTAGAACTGGCCGTCGTAGCACACCTCGGTGAACCCCAGCGGAACCTTGCCGTACACCAGGTCATTCATCAGATCGTGCACCGATAGGCCGTGACTCTCGGCGATGTCGGCGTACATGCCCCAGTTGTCGTCTTCGATTTCGTCTACCGGCACGTCGAGCGTGTTCTCGAACTTGCGGTTCAGCACCTGGAAGGCGGTCTTGTTGGCGACCTTGTGCTGACGCGCGCCGACCCATTCGCGGAAGGCAGGGAATTGGGACAGGAAAGCGTAGGTGTTGGATTTGCCGTTGCTGGAAATCGGCTTGGCGATCTTTTTCCAGTCTTCGTTGACTGCTGCGAGGCCCTTGTTGAAGCGCGCCTGCATGGCGGTGTTGATCGCGTCCAGTTGCGCCTGGGTCAATGTGGTTAATGCTGCCATGATGTCATCCTTTGTAAAGTTGATGGTCTGGTGTTAAAGGTACGAAGTGCGAAGGTGCGCGCGGCTATTTTTTCGCCTTGTTCTTCGCAAACTCTTCCGGCGTCAGGCTCGCGCGTGAGCACGCGGCCAGCTCGTCCTTGTTCAGGCCGTGGTTGCCGTCGCCGGGCTTGCCGTCCCCCGCCTGCTTGCTGAGCATCGCCAGCGGATTGGTCGCTTCCAGGTATTCGGTCAGCGCGGCGAGGCTCTGCTTTTCCGCCCAGGGCTTTTGCGCCGGGGTCAGGCGGCCGTCGGTCAGCGCCGCCTGCAACAGCTCCGCATGCTTGGCCTTGTCGGCTGCAAGCGCGGCCTCGGCCTTCTCCTTCTCGAACCCGGCAACCCTGCCGGTCAGCTCGGTGTTCTTGCTGGTCAGGTCGGCCACTTGTTTGTTCAGGGTTTCCTTTTCGGCGGTGAGCGCCGCCACCTGGGCGGTTGCTTTGTCGCGCTCGGCGGTGAGTGCCGCCATCTTTTCGTCGGGCATATCAACATCTCCTCTGTTTTGGTTTCCGGGCGGCAGACCCCCGGCGGTCGAAAACTTGCGCGCCAGATCGGCCAGCGCATCCAGCCCATCGATGGCCGGGGTGTTGGTGATGGCAACGGACACAATCTCCAGCACCTCGCCGGTGACTGCGTCGTAGAAGAAAACCGTGCTGCTGTAGCGGCACTTCTTCTGCGCGATCAGCGGGGCCGTGTCGCCCACCCACTGGATGCCGACAGCAAACAGGCCTTTGCCTTCGCGCCACTCGAACGTGCGTGGAATCCACCCGGCAGCCTCGACGCGCTTGCCGTTCTCGCGGGAGCGCAGGGACTGGTGCTCGAAGTCGATCAGGAAGTCGTTCTTTTGTGTGGCGGCGGTGGCAATCAAGCGCTGTGCGATCTGCGCGTCCAGTTGCCAGGCGGCGCACTCGACAGGGCGGCCGTCGGTTGCGCGGAACGGGCCGGGCGGAAGCAAGTGCATTTCCGTGGTGATGCCATCCGCGCCCGGCACGAGTTCAAACGTGAGGGCGGCGAACGAAAGGTTGTGCTGCGGTTGTTTGGCTTGCGGCATGTGCGCTCCTGTGATGGAACGCATCTTCGCGCGTGGCGGGATTTGAAATTAGGCGGGAAATGTTTCCCGCCCGAAGGTTTGATTGATAGGAAGCGCTTGGGGCGTTCGGACGTACCGAATTAGGGAAAGGTATGCCGCCACGCCTTTTGATGGCGTGGCGGGCGTTTGAAAGGCGTTTAATGAGGCTTTCTTATGGCGGTGAAGAACTGCAAAGGATCGGGAAATCCGTAGACAGCCAGCGCAACAAAGTTTCTGGTAAGCGTAGCTGGCCGTAATAGGCCACAGTCCGATTTCCGCCCAAGGTCAGAAAGGCCACCATTGTGTAACAGTACATTGTTCTCCCACACAGATGTGCTGATGCCAAGTGATAGCATGAATGGAATATCGATCTGACACTTCTCCAATGGTGCATCCACGCGCGAGTGGTTGGTAGGATTCCAAATCGGCTTATCCGTCCACAAGCTGTCACCTGTGCGCCTGTATAGCAAATAGCAGCAGGCTTCTGCCACACGCTTTTGTGCGACAGTCAAAGTGCGTAATGGCATCCCTAGCAACAAACGCAATGGTAGCTCACGAGTCACGCCGTAATTGACTGCCCACTGCGGATACTTCCCGCTTTCCTGCATCAGTAAATTAGAAAAATCGCTGAAGAACGAAAAAATATCTGGGCTGTTATGGTCGCCTCCGAAAATAGTGTCAACTGACAAGCCGATCATCGGCTCAACTTGAAGGGTTGCTGAGTTGAACAGCATATCGTTCTCATTGCTCATGGTTACTCCTTTTCTGGTAGTTTTTGATGATAGTTTCAAGTCGGTCGCTCATCCCCCAGAACGTCTCGTGCAGATCGTCCAGGGTAAAGTTGGCGGTGCCGTGCTTCTGGTGCAGCGATGCGATGCCTGATAGGTCGGTCAAGACCGTCAGCAGGCCGCGCAGCTTCTCCAGCTCGTGCGCTTCGTCGTCGGATAAGCGGTATGGGAATTGGCAGTCGAATGCCGTGGGGGTTTGGTTCATGGTGTAGCTCCTTGATAGCGGTTTGTAATTTCCGCCCTCCAGTCGCCAAACGGGAGGGCGGAACCGTGCAGGTTGGCGAACCGGATCAAGGAACCGGCAGACCCGAAGGTCTCCCGCACGGCCCGCCCAAAAGGGGTGCCATGCTGACGGACGTAAAAATAGCCGCTGTTGCTGGCGGCTTGTCCGCCTTGATTCCGGGTCGCCAAACCCGGCTGCCCAATGTGGGGCAGCGGCGGCATTATCGGCCCGGAGCTTTTGCAAAGTCAACATCAGAACAAACTCGCCTGGCAGTCATCCGCATCGCGCCTGATGTTGAGAATGTGGCGGCTGGACAGGTTGTTTTCGCGCGCTTGGGCATTGATGCTGGCCTTGTGCTTGTCGCGCCTGATCTGCGCATCGCGCACGCGAATGAACAGCTTGTCCGGCTTCGGCATCCACACGCGCCCGGCTGCGTCCATGTGCGGTTCGAGCGTTTCGCGCAACCGCTCCAGTTCGTCCGGCTCCAGGCCGAGCGAGCTGCAGCGGAACTTCGGGATGTTGACATTCACGCCGCCCTGGGCCGCCAGGAAAGCCTTTGCCCGGCCAAAGCCGAGCGCACGCACCACCGCCGCCAGCACGGGCGGCAGCGAGCGCAGCAGCTCGGGATCGACGGCGGGCCAGTTGGTATTCATCAGCGCCCCAGCCAGCCCTTCATGGCCTCGGTGATCCTCTGGCACTCGTCCACCGAGAGGCTGTCCAGATCGGGCACGTCATGCCCCGCCTGGCGCGCGCAGAAGGCCAGCAGCGCACGCCGGTCGGCGTGCTGCACCTTGCCCGCCTTGCCGAGCTTGCCCCACAGCCGCACCAGGAAGGCGATGCGCGGCGGCACCGAACGTTTTTCCGTTCGCCCTGAGCCTGTCGAAGGGCCTGAGCCTGTCGAAGGGTTGAACACGCGCTTGTTGCGCGGCCAGCCCCGGCGCTCGTAGTCTTCCAGCACCGCGCCGAGCTGCGGCACGTTCATGCTGCTGGCGGAAACCCTGCCCTCTCCCCCGGCCTCTCTCCCGCCAGCGGGCGAGGGGAGCGCCACCGCGCCGTGGCGCTGCAGCAGATCGCGGTGGCTGTCGTCGCTCCAGCCCGGCAGGTTCGCCATCGCCCAGCCCTTGGCGATGCCGACGAGCTGGCGGTAGTGCTTGATGAGGTCTGTCATGGCACCCTCCAATCAAAAACCACTCTGTAATTTTCGTCATCGATCCGGCTGACGCTGATGATGCTTACGTGAGGCAGATTTGCTATGTATTTCTCGGCGGCATTACTGACAGCCTTTTCGGCGCTCTCTGCGCAAGACGCAGTTACCTTGTGGATGCGCGCGGTATAGGTTCCCGCTGAGAGCCGCACCTTAACCAGCATTCCTACTTCGCTCATACCTTCCTCCCGAATCGCACCGCCAACGGTGTCATAAGACCGCATCCCGATTCCAGCCCTGCTTTTTTAGGTTGGCCGGCGTGTCGCTTTGGTCGAGTTCCAGCCAAACCACGATTTCGCCAGGATTGTGGTAAACCTGCTTCACCGCACGAAAGTTATTTCCATCAGGGTCGCACTCGGTGCCAAGCTGCGGCACGGCCAGCATTTCGACCGTCTTGGTGAATCTAAATCGCCGACCATCTGTAAGCTCAAATGTAATTTTCATGCCTTCCTCCCAGCTCGGATGGCAGCAATCCACTCCCTGTAATGCCGAGGAGGCCAGATAGGCTTGTGTAGCCAATCGTAATTGCTGGCGGTGCGGCGCTGAATCATGCGCACCATCCACGGGTGCAGGTGCATGCTGGCCAGGATGCCCAGCGGCCCGCCGGTGAGATAGGCGGTAATTTCCGGCCAGCCGGTGGGGCCGGGCATGACCTTGAGGATGAACAGGTTGGCGGCACCGATGCCGAAGCTGGTCAGCACCGCCGCTGCCTTGTGGCCACCGTTCACGTTGAGGCTTTGCAGGCCGAGGAACAGCACCACGGCGAAGGTGGCGGCGAAGATGAAGAGGGCGTTCATGCTGCGCTCCTGAACTCAACGCCATAGCGGCCTTTGTGACCGTTACCCTTGGCGCACTGAGCCAGCCAAGCTATGAGGGCATCTCCCGCCTCGCGCTGCCCACCGGCTTCTGGAACACCGGGAACCAGAAGCTTTCCGTGACTAGCACCCATGCCGTGGCGTGCAAGGACTGACAACACAACCTTGAGTCCAGACTTCGGGCCGCTGGCTATCAAGATTGCTCCGCAACCATCTGCCATGCCTTTTCCGTCTGGCATTGCGTCTCCGATTTCGATCAGCCCGCTAGCCCAGCACCATGCCACTTGCGGGCGCATGTCGTAGTAGCTCTGGCAACCGCACTTCGGGCAGACCTTGTGTGTCATACCGGGGGTCTTCGATGGCTTGTTGACCCACTGCGACTCCATGCACTGATGGCGGCAGCGTGTGCATTTAACTTCGATGTCGTAAGAATTTCCCGTGTTCCGGTTCTGATCCCTGTACTTTTCCAGCAGGGCTGCTGCTACGGCATCGTGATCGTTCGGGTCTGCGTGATAGGTTTTCATCTCACACCGCCGCCACATCAAGCGAGATCGGGAGGTATTCGTCCGTTCCCTCGATGCGCTCGTAGAAGCGCACGTATTCCTTGCTGCCGACCACCTGCAGGCTTTCGCCGATGGCGAGCATGGCCTTCTGCCACTTGTCGTCGCGGATGTCGAGGCGGCGCAGGCCGAGCACGCGGCCGGTGTTGATCTTGCCTTCCTTGTCGGTCTGGAAGGCGTCCTGCACCAGCACCTTGATCTCGTCGCGGCTGCCCTTCGCCCATTCGGTGATGCACTCGTCGATCAGGTGTTTGGCCGCCTGCAGGCGCTCGTCGAACACCATGTGCTCGGCGATGGCGACCTGCACCTTGAATGCGCCGTCGAAGCTGTACAGCGTGAGGTTGCCTTTCTTGCCGCCCATCGCGACGTTGTATTCCTTCGCGGAGTAGTCCACGAAGGCGTTGATGTTGTGAAACACGTTCGTCTTGAACTCGCGCAGGATTTCCTGCACTTCCTTGGCCTTCTGCGCGATCACGCACACCAGCTCGTCGCGTTTGAGATCGACCGGCTTGATCATGGTCTCGGGAATCAGGCAGCCCCTTGCGTCCTTGCGGTAGCCTGCGGGTATGGTTTGGGTGTTACTCATCATGCTCTCCTTTGGTCGTTAAAAAAGTTTTCTTGTCCTGCTATGCCACTTGTCGCGGAACTCCATGTATCCCGGCGTTTGCCTGTCTTCCTGCGGCAACGGCGGCGGCGCGGATCGTGCCGTGCGCACAGCGCACGCTACGGGTTGCCGCGCCCGCGCCTCCGCCATTGCGCGCGGCATCCCGGCGTCGAATTCCAGGATCGCGGCTCGTTCCTCGAAGGCTTCCGTGTCCATGCGCCGCCCCGGTCATGCCGACACGCTCCTGCCCGTCCTGCCGTAGCTGTGCGGCGCGGGCACCCTGCCCACCAGCCACCACACGCTGGTTTCCTTGCCCTTCTTGACGGTCAGGCAGCAATTAACCTCGCGCTCGCGGCTACGGTACATTTCTAGCAGCGCGGCCTGTACGCTGGCGACGCCGCCGAGCTTGTAGAGCGCAGACACATCCACCGGCTTCTGGCTGCTCGACCCGGCCAGGGCGGCGCGGATGGCGGTTTTCAGGTCATCAGTGCGCATTGCCCGCCTTCCTCGCGTTCATCAGGAAGGCGATGCCGTGCATCACCTCGTCCTCAAGCGCCTGCACGTCACCGGAATCGATCTCATTGGCGGCATGCAGGCCGAGCAGGAAGCCCTGCAGCATGCCCATGCCGCGCTGCGTGGCATCGGTATCGTTGGCCAGCACCGAGGCGGCCATGTTGTCGCGCAGCAGCATGAGCTGGTTGTAGTGCTCGGCGTTCATGAGGCGGCTCATAGCGCTGCCCATCCTGGACCGCCGTCGCGCTTGCCGGGTGCATCGTCCTGCGCATATACCTCGCCGACGCTGTCACCGAGCAATTCCTGGGAGAACTTGTGCATCTCACGCACACAGTTGACTGCCGCCAGCTTCAAGGGCAGCGGCAAGCCGTTCTTGTAAGCGTCCAGGTCGCCCGCCAGCATGCCAATATCACGTGCCATGACGATGTGATTGCTCATGCCGCACCGCCTTCCGCCCACTCGACCATGCAATCGAAGCGCACCGCATAGCGGTAGCGGCGCTCCCCGCGCGGCGTGCGCTCGTAGGCCTCCGCCGCGCCGTCGAGGCGGTTGCACAGCGGGCTATGCTTGATGACGATGCGCGGCTGCCGCGGGCCACCGGATACCTCAACCACCTCGTACCCGCTTATGCGCAGCCAGCGCGTGCACTGTTGCACCTTGGCGGCGATCTGGCGGCGCAACTCCGCGTTGTAGACGCGGCGCGGCGCAGGGTTGAACCGGGCGATGGGTTCGGCTTGCATTGACTTCATTACTGCCATGTTCATGATGTTTTTCCCTTCCTGATCTTGCAGGTCAATTCACGGCCGTCCACATCGAACCGGCCCCCGTTAAGACAATCGACAAACTGCGCAACATCGGCCTTGAGCATGGCGTTCTCTTGCGCCAGTTGGTCGATCCGCCGCTCGTAGCCCTCCACAAACTCGGCGGCGTTTCCGATGGCGAAGATCAACCCGACAACCAGCACCGCCCCATAGACCGCCCATAACAGCGGCGCGGTGCGTTCTTCCAGTTCCTTGATGGCCGCGAGTTCGGCGCCCTGTTGCTGTTGCGCCTTGATGCGCGATGCGTGATCGGCTGTCATCTCGCCCCCTACGCCAGCGATTGCAGGCACAGCGCCTGTTTTGCCACGGCGTCCACCAGCTTCACGTCCAGCGGGCGGGATTTGCGGAATTCCTTGATTCCCGCGATCAGCCCCTCCACCAGCATGCGCGCGCTGCCCTTGCAGTACTGGTAGAGACGTTGCACTACGTCTTCCGGCACGTCCTCGGTGCCGAAACCGGACTGCACCAGGGCGGCCGCGTCCTCTTGGGTGATGTGGCGCACCGTCTCGGGCCAGAACCCGGCGCGGCTGCGTATCTGGTCGAACTGGCCGTGCTCCGGTTTGATGATGCTGTGCAGGCGCTCCGTGCCGCACAGCAGGATGCCGACGTTGGCAAGGTCGCGCAGCCGACGCAGGGTGTGCAGTTGCGCCGGGGTGAGGGTCTCGGCCTCGTCCACGATCAGCAGGCTGTCGGTGTTGCGCAGCGCATCCACCACGATGCGGAACCTGTCGTCTATGCTGCCCTTGCCGTCGTATCCGGCCACCACGCGCGCGAGCTGCTTGACCATGCTGGCGCGCGTCATGGTAGGCGTGGCCTCGATCAGGTGGGTGTTGCTGTGCGTGGCTGCATAGCGCTTGATGCCGAATGTCTTGCCGGTGCCCACGAAGCCGGTGAGCACGGCGAAGTTACGGTAGCGCCGCGCCATCGCGCAACTGGTCTGCGCGAGCTTGAACACGCTGGTTTCCACCGGCGCGATTGAGTCGGTGCTGGCTTCGTCGGCATGGCGCATCGCCGATTCGAGCGCGGCGAGCTGCTTGCTCGGGCTGGTGATGTACACGCCGTTCAGTATCTGGTTGAGCGTGCTTGCTGCCACGCGCGACAGCCTGGCCAGCGCGGCCTGCTTGTAGTTGCGATCCTCCATCCACTTCAGGATGCGTTCGATTGCGGCGATGTCGGCTTGCGTGTAGTGCTGCGGGTAGGTCTTTTCGGTCATTACAGGGTCTCCTCGTTATCAAGGGTTAGGTCAAGCAACAGTGTTTCTTCGTTTTCAACTTCGATCCGGCTGCATTCGCCTTCCAGCGCGGGCATTGCTCCTTCGGCCACCGCCTCGGCGTCGATCAGCCTTCCGGCGCGGGCCTTCTGTTCGTCCATCTTCTTTTCCAGCCGCTTGATCTGCCCGTCCAGGCGCTTCTGCCGCAAGTCATCCATACGGCTGTCGCTGAACTGGTTTTTCTTGGCGAGCAGATGCGCGTCGCAGATGAACTCGCCCTTGAGCGTGCGCACCACGGCCACCTTGTCGTCCATCAGGTCGAATTCCAGCACCACGGTCTGGCCGTTCCATTGGTGCAGGTCGGCGTGGCCGTATTCGCGCCCGTCCTGTGTCACCGTGGCGCGGCGCACCTTGCGCGGCTCCGAGCGGCGCTTCATCACTTCCAGGCTGGAGGTGGGCGCAATGGGTTGCAACTGCGCCCACAGCGCGGCCTTGCTGATGCCGTCGTCCCGCCCCGGCACCGGGCGGCTGTGATAACGCTCCAGCCACGCCTCCAGGCTGGCCATGAACTCTTGCAGGGTGGGTAGTTTCATGCGGCCCGCATTCACCTCGCGCGTCACGCGGTTGAGCACTTCGTCCGCCTGTTCGTCGGCGCAACAAAAATCCGCCCATTGAAGACGCAGGAAATCGTCTTTGAACGTCCTGAAAAAGCGCTCCACCCAGCCCTTGCCGTGCGGGTTGCCTGGGTGCGCGAAGATCACGTGCTGCACCCCGGCGCGGGCATAGAAGCCAGTCAGCTCGTCGCGCATCATGTGGTTGTCGTGCCCGCTGCCGTGGTCAACGTAGAGCTGCAGAGGCACGTGATTCCACTTCGCAAATGCCCCCGCCCACATGTTCTGCACGGCGTAGGTGCCTTCGTGTTCGTCCGCGCGCACGTGCACCACGTAGCGGCTGGCGGCATCGAGCGCGATGGTCAGTTCGGGGCGGAAGATTTTTCCGGGGGAGAGCGGGTGCTCCAGATAGATGTCCGCCTTGTAGCCGTCGGCCACGTAGATGTCGCCGGGCAGCGCGTTATCCAGGCTGCGGCGGAAGAAAGCCTTTTGCGTCAGCTTGTACAGCCGCGCGCCGATGCGCGCCGGGCTCATGCGCCCGAGGTTGGCGGGCAGGCCGTTGATGTAGTTGAGCACCTGCTCGTAGCCAACGCTGAATTTGTGTATTTCCATCAGCTCGCGGTAGATGGACGAGATATTCGGCTGCGCGCTCTGGCTGAAGCGCTCCAGGGCGAACCCCTCCCAGCCGCCTTCCACCCTTACCCGGCCCTTGTGCTTCTTCACCAGCCCGTCTATGCCTTCCTCTCGGTAGCGTTCCAGTTGCTTGAAAATGGTGCTGCGGGATGGAATGGTCTTCTTGCCGACGGCGCAAGCCTCGGCGGCGCGCAGCACATGCGGCGGCAGATCGCCCGCCCTGGCGCGCGCCAAAAACAGATCCACGGCGGGGTTATACGAGCCGCTCCCACGGATGCGCTCGATTTCGGCAAACACCGCCTCCCAGTTGTGCACCATCATCCGCTTGTCGTCGCTGGCGAGCTGGTAGGCACCCTTGCGGTGCACATCCATGCGGATGATCTCGCCGCGCGTGGCCGGGCGCAGCGCGCCATCCTTGCCGGGCGTCATCGCCGCCTTGCCCAGTCCGGGAAGGCGCCGGGTGGGCAAGGTTTGAATGGCTTCCACGGCGCTCATGTCGGCACCCCAAAGCACTCGACAACCCGGTCATCATTGAGGACAAACACATTGAGCTGCAGCCCCTTATTCAGACCCATATGCCTGATGCAATCGGGGTTTGTCCTGTTGGGGTAAAGCATCGCGAGCAACTGCCCGTTTCCCGCCTGCTCTACATAAGCGCGCGGCGGGCAGCGAAACGGGTTCACCTCATACCGTACCGGCTTCACGGCCAGTATCCTGAGGCTCGCCTCGCAGGTCAGCTTGTAGTTGTGGATGATCTGGGCATCCACATCTATGCGCGGAAATTCATATATGGGTAGCGTACTCATTTCTCGCCCCCTTTCGCCTTGTTCTTGCTGCCGATCTTGCGCCCCGGCCCCTTCTGGTGCGCTGCCGCCTGCCGGGTGGCCTCGTCCTGACGCTGTTCCTTGCCGCGCTTGTGGTTCGCGCGGATGATGGTCAGGCCGGCATCCAGCCTGAATTTCTCTTCCTCGCTCAGGAACAGCTCGGCATGCGGCTGCACCGGCATCGCGCCGCCCATGCTGTCGCGCACCGCCTCGAACAGGGCTTGCGCCCGCGCCAGCGCGCCGCCCACCGCCAGCCCCACCGAGCGCATGCGCAGCTCCTGCATGTGCGGGTCGGCATCCTCGGCCAGCACCTGCCCGAACAGCGTTTCCAGGTCATCCATGCAGATGCGCGCGCCATACTCCAGCGCCGCCGCCTCCTGCCGCACCTCGAAGGTGCGGGCATCGAACTCGCCTTCGCCCGGCACCTGGGTGCGCGTGAGCGCGTTCACCTGGTATTGCAGGGTGTCGCGCTCGTTGCGGGCGCTGTCCCGCGCACTTTCCAGTTCGGTGATGCGTTTCCTCATTTCGCGCACGCTCAGGGATTCAAAGTCTCCATCCGGGTCGTCCAGGATGGCCTCGATCACCTCCGAATCTGCATCAGTCAGCAGCAGCGCCTTGCTTTTCCCAATGGAAACAAACTGACCACGCCGATCTGCTGGTAGGGCTGTGTAGAACCTGGCCAAACGCATCAGCTCGGCAGCACGCTCCCTCGATATACGGCGTTTTTCCAAGTGTCCACCGAACTCACCATGTTCAAGTTGCCCTTTTGCTGCCAGCAACGCATATCCAGCCCCTATTGATAGAAGCGTGGACTGGTTCATGGCCTGCACTGCCACATCAATACAAGCTATTGCAGAGGCCGGAAGGACGATACCGATCGCTTGGGATGCCTCTATATCCTCTTCGCTGAACGAAAAATCCTTAATTCCGTTTCCGAATTTATTGGCAATTTTCTGCAAATGTGCGGATGTGCCCACATTTGACTTTTCAACAACCTTCTTCATGCTTTCCCCTTGTATGGTGGGAGCGCTGGCGTTCTGGCTGTCTTGCTGCTCTGACGCTCTGGCTCCCGTTGAACTTTTCAGGCTGCTTTCTTGAGTCCCAGCGCTACGGCCACACGGTGCGCTTCTCCCCTGCGCCCTTTGTTCACTCCGTTCAGAACGCAGAGAACGGTGCGGTAGTTAAGGTCGTTTTCTTCGGAGTACTGCTTGATGGTCTTGCCTTGCCTGTCCAGCTTCTTTTTGACTTGATCCGGTGTCATGGTTAACCTCTCGTGTTGTGTGATGATGTGCTTATTGTAGGTAACTATTTCGTTACCTGTCAACATATTTTTAGGGAGAGTTTTGTGACCATTGGGGATAGATTGAAAGAGGAGCGAGAGCGCCTTCACCTAAGCCAGACATCACTGGCGGAAGGTGCTGGGACGACTAAAAAAACCCAGATTGACTATGAAAAAAACAATACGCCGCCAAAGGCAAACTACCTGGCTACGGTAGCCACATACGGAATTGATGTCGCTTACGTGATAACCGGCCAGCGACTAGAAAACACGGCAACCACACCGACGGAACTTAGCTACCTGCGGATATGCAGAAAGCTGGGGGAAGTAGAGGGAGGTCAGAAAGCGGGCAGCGCCGCCTTGCTTGGCGTCATGGCCTCATACAGCCTTAAGCTGGATGAGTAAGAAACCTGCTGATGCGGGCGGCTTCGTCGGTGCCGTCTTTGCCGGGATCATTCTTGTCCTCATCTATCCATTTGTCTGGCTGTATGAGCAGGTCGGCGGTCATCTATTTTTCATCATCGCTTTCGGCGGAATTTACGCAGGAGCTTGGTATTTTGAGCGGAAGAAAAAATCATCCGCCGAAACAGAAGATGCAATGAGGGCAAGAAAAAAACGCGAGGCCGAAGAGTTTCAAGCCCAAAACATCCGAATCATTCAAGAGCGCGAGCAGCAGGCACAACGGGAATACTTCCTGAAAAAACACCACGAGAAGGAACAACGAAAAGCATCCGGAAGCGCTGCTGTAAGACGGAATACAGATGCCGGTATTACCCACGCCACCGGGCGCAGCTACAGCGATCCGCATCATGATCTCTGCGTTGACATAGAAACCGCCTGGGCACGCGGTGACTATGACTGGGCGCGCCAGCAATTGCAGAAAATCGCTTATGGCATGGTCGGCGATTCTGTCACTGACACACAGCGGAAAAGCTTCACGCGGTTAATGACCAATTTTGCCAGGGAAGACCCGCTCTACCAAGAGGTGATGGCGAGGGTGATCCAGTTGGTGCAAGCTAATCCTGGCATGTTGCAGAGCCAGATTTACAAGGGGCAGCCAGACCACATCAAGGAACAGATGCGCTACGTGCTCTACTTCGCTAACGAACTCGGCCACATCAAGCGCATCAAGAAAGGCAACAGTTACAAGCTGCTGCCACCATAACTAGGGAAGGTATCCGAAATGACCACAGACAGCAAAGACCCGCTCGGTATTGGCCATTGGCCACGCTGGAAACAGATTGCTGTTTTCTTTCTCGCCGTGACAACCTTGTTTGCGGTGTTTAGCTGGATCGCTCAGGCTTATGGATCATTAAAGGCTAATGATCGACCGGAACCGCCGACATTTGTTGCAACGGGGAACAAGCCGAGCGCGGATGTCGCTATCGACTTCATGGTGAAGTACAGCGCTACCGCTCAAGCTGCGATTGAACGAACCCCTTACGGAATAAGTGATTCGGCAAAGCAAATCATCAAGGCGCAGAAGCAATACAAGGACGACGGTGATTATTTAATTCGCTGGGCGGATGCCGGGAATAATTTATTTAGCGCCGCAGATATTCAGGTGTGCAAAGTGTTCGTTGCTGCCGTATTCTCAGCCTGGAAAACGGCATACCCGCTGAACGGGCCGGTAAGCGATGCTGAAATGAACCTGAAAAAACAGATTTCCGCATATTCAAATGAAACTGCTGAGCAGTGTAAGAATCACCTGCGTATGCCTGGGTACGGGAAATGAAAGAATCCGTCCTGCTCTATCTAGGCGCATTTACCACAGGATTAGCGCTCGGCGTCCCATTGGCCCGCTGGTATTTCGAGCGCAGCGCAGAGGGCGTTCGTGTGCTTACTGCTTGCGAGATTCTGGCAACGGATGGACGGGGCGATAGTATTCACACCCGTCAGCTCCGAGGCAGGGTATTTGCCGTCGAATGTCCGCTGCTGCGGTCTCGCGGCAAATGTCGCAAGACGGGTTCTCGCTGCGTCCTGCTTTAATCGGCCTGAGCTGATACGCCGCCCAAACCCCTGTAGCCAATCCCAGAATAAATGCTGCGATGATTTCCATCATGCGCCCTCCTGAATTCGCGTGACAAGGCGCTGCAATGATCTACATGCTGCACGGGATGAAACTCCCTTACCCTGTAAAACCTCGATCTGCTGACGAATTTCCTCAGCCTGGCGCACCGGTATCGCGCTGGCTACATTGAACGCCTTTTCGTGCTGGGTTTGAAGTTGATTTGACCAGTCCATGATGTGCCTCCTGTGTTGAGGCGCTCATTCCACCACTCCCTTCTTCAATACTTCACTCGGGAAACGTTTCCCGCCTAACCCCCCCCTCGCGCGCCCGCGTAACCTTCGGCCATCAATCGACCGAGGGTTTGCGGCATGGCGCGCAATATCGACACCATCATCATCCACTGTTCCGATTCGCCGAACGGCAGGACGCTTTTCACCGGCAAGCCCGGCGAGAAAGGCTTCATCACGCCCGTGCAGGAGATCGACAACTGGCACCGCGAGCGCGGCTTCAAGCGTCACCCTGAATGGCGCGCGCGGTTCAACCCGGAGCTAACCAGCATCGGCTATCACTTCGTTGTCTACACGCGCGGCGCGGTGGCTACCGGCCGCCACCAGGGAGAGGTCGGCGCGCACTGTCACGGATACAACGCCGCCAGCCTCGGCATCTGCATGATCGGGCGCGACCGGTTCACCATTGAGCAGTGGAACGCCCTGAAACAACTGGTAGAAGGCTTGCAGAAACAGTATCCGCAGGCCCGCGTGATCGCGCATCGCGACCTGAATAAAGACAAGACCTGCCCCAATTTCGACGTGGTCGAATGGCTGAAACAAGGCCTCCTGCCGCTCGCCAACCGCCTTTACAACCCCGAACCCGGAGCCGTCGCATGACCAGCACCAATACGCCCGCACAGCCCAAGCCCTGGTGGCAATCAAAGACCCTGTGGCTGAACCTGATCGCCGCCGCACTTATCGCGCTTGAGGCGCAGTTCACGCTCTTGCAGCCCTATTTGCCGGGAAATGTGTACGCATGGTTTGCGGTGATGCTCACCGTATCCAACGCCGTACTGCGCGTGATCACCGCCGCGCCTCTTGCCTTCGGCCCCGGAGGTAAAGCGGAATGACGCCATCGATCAAGTCCGCATTCGTGGCGGCTGCGCTGCTGCTGGCGGTGGCGCTTGCCTACGCCTACGGCCAGCATCAGTTCGGCCTGGGCGAGCAGGCGGAGCGCGCTGCGTGGCTCAAGCGTGAGAACGCCGAACTGACGGCAGCCAATGCCAACATCAAGGCGCTCGAAGAAAAATACCGGCAGCAGGAGCATGACGCCGCCGACGCCATCGCCGTTATCTCGTTCAAATACCAGGAGGACTTGAAGCATGTCAAATCTGAAAAAGATCGCGTTATTGCTGGCCTGCGCGGCGGCGCTTTCCGGTTGCGCGTCCCCGTTGCCGCCACTAGCGCAGCCTGTGGAGATTCAGCCCCCGAAGCTGCCTCCGCCCCCGGCGGACGTGATGGTGGAGCGCGAGCCGAACTTTCTGTCACGGCTTCTGAATTTCTTGTCGGACTCGCCTCCGACGCCGACGAAGTAGTCAGGCAGCTCACACGCTGCCAGGAAGTAATCATCGAAGATCGTAAACACGGGGAGCAGTAATGGGCGCAGAAGAAAAAAACGGGGCGGATAACGCCCAGGTCATGCACAGCCTCGGCCAACTGACCGGCGCGGTGCATGCGATGCACCAGGGCCTGACCGCACGCATCGAAGACATCAAGTCCGACATTCGCCGCATGGAGGCGGCGCAGAGCGACCGCATGGATCGCATTGAGGACAGCCTCGGCCAGCGCATCGACAACGTAGAAACCAACGTCGGCGCGCGTGTCACCGAGATCAGCGACACCATCAACAAGCGCATCGACGGCCTTGGAACCCGCGTCACCGCCCTGGAGAACGAGGACAAGAAGATTATCGAGAAGGTCGCGAAGATGAGCGCCTTTGGCGGCGGTGTGGGCGGCGCGCTGGTGACGGCCGCGGTCGAGATCATCAAGCACATCAAATAATGGCCCACTCTCAAGAAACCAAAGACAAGGTTCGCCAGCTCTACATCGAGGGCATGCCGCTCAATGGCGCGGCCGTCACGTGCGGCGTGAGCTACGACACGGCACGCGACTGGAAGGCGAAAGCCAAGGCCAAGGGCGACGACTGGGATACTGCACGCGCGGCCTATCGCATCAGCGAACAAGGCGTGGACGAGCTAAACCAGCAGCTCGTCGAGGATTTCGCGCGCCAGGTGATCACCACCACGCGCGAGCTGGAGCAGGCCAAGATTCCAGCCGTCCAAAAGGCGCAACTGCTCGGCCAACTGGCCGACGCCTACGCCAAGTTCAGCAAGGCGTTCGCGCGCATCAACCCTGAGTTTTCCGGGCTGTCTGTGGCGCTGGATACCCTCAAGACCATCGCCGACCATTTGCGTCAGAAAGACCCGGCTGCTTTGAAGGCGCTCCAACCGCACTTTGAAGACGTGGGGGCGATCCTTGGGAAGCGGTATGGCTGACACTGTTGCTGTACTGTTTGCCCGCGCTGACAGCAACTACAAGGTGCTGCCTGGCACCGACGTATGGGATGCCGAGCGCGATGCACTGCGCTGGCCGGGCGGTGCGCCAGTCATTGCGCATCCGCCATGCCGGGCATGGGGACAACTACGCGCGCTCGCCAACCCGCGCCCAGGAGAGAAGGAACTTGCCTTATGGGCTGTCGAGCAGGTCAGGAAATATGGCGGCGTCCTGGAGCATCCTGCGAAAAGCACCTTGTGGCCAGTAGTCGGACTGCCCAAGCCGGGAGAGGTTGACGAATACGGCGGTTGGACGCTGCCCATCTTTCAGGTTTGGTTCGGGCACCGCGCCGAAAAGCCGACCTACCTCTACATCGTCGGTGCTTCCCCACGCGATCTTCCCGTATTGCCTTTAAGGCTTGGCGAGGCTACGCATATCTGCGGTACGTCTGGCCGGCGCAGGGACGGCGGGCGGCTGCATAAAGGGGATGCGGGATGGAGGCCGGAGATCAGTAAGGCCGAGCGCGAGCATACCCCCCCCCGATTGGCCGAGTGGCTGCTCGATGTTGCGCGTATGTGCGGTAGGAACATGGGATATGGCTGACTCACGCGACATCAAGGAAATCCGCAACTGGCGCGAGTTCGAGATCGAGCTGGCGAAGCTGGGCGAGGAAATCCGCAACCAGATCGAGCTGGAGTGCGAGGCGTTCCAGACCGACCCGGAGGCGAGCCTGGCACGGCGCATGCGCGCCATCGTGGATTATCAGTACTTCTGCCAGACGTACTTCCCGCACTACGTCCCGACGCCGCATTTCTCGAAGTTTCAGCAGTTCGTGTTCCAGCGCCTGCCGGAGGTGATCGACGGCCCTACCGATGGCCGCGAGGTGCATGAAGCGCCGCGCGGTGAGGCGAAGTCAACCTACGAGACCCAGCTCGGCACCTTGTGGTGCATCTGCCGGGCGCAGTTCATCGCGGAGCTTGGCCTGCCCGCCAAAGCCCGCAAGCACATGATCGTGATCGTGATGAACACGGAAGAGCAGGCCGCCGAAATGCTGGAATCCATCAAGGCGGAGCTGGACACCAACCCGCGCCTGGCGATGGACTTCCCGGATGCGACCGGGCGCGGGCGCGTATGGCAGGCCACTACGGCCATCACGGCCAACAATATCAAGATTCGCATTGGCGGTACCGGAAAGAAGCTGCGCGGCATGAAGCACGGGCCGCACCGTCCCGACCTGGTGTTTCTGGACGATCTGGAAAACGACGAGAACGTGCGCCAGAAGGCGCAGCGCGACAAGGATGAAAAGTTCGTCCTCTCCGCCGTGCTCGGCCTTGCTGGCCCGGCTGGCGGCATGGACGTGTTCTGGGTCGGCACCAGCCTGCACTACGACGCCGCGATCAACCGCGTCTCGCGCAAGCCGGGCTGGCGGCGGCGCATCTTCAAATCCATCATGCAGTGGCCAGACCGCATGGACTTGTGGGACAAGTGGGAGGGCATCTACACAAGCGGCGGCGATGATGACGCAGCGCGAGAGGCAGCCGAGGCCGAGGCGCTGGCCTTTTACCAGGTGAACAAGGCTGCGATGGATGCCGGGGCAGTGGTGTCATGGCCTGAGGTGCGCCCGCTGTACCGCCTGATGTGCATGCGCGCCACAGATCACGATGCTTTCAACCAGGAACAGCAGAACGAGGCAGGGAACGACGATACCGCGCCGTTCAAGAATGTTCAGTTCTGGGTTGACCGGCGGAATGACTGGATTTTCTTCGGGGCTATCGACCCATCCCTTGGCAAGAGCAACAAGGCGCGCGACCCGTCCGCGATCCTGGTCGGCGGGCTTAACCGCAAGACGATGGTGCTTGATGTAGTGGAGGCGGACGTGTGCCGCCGCGTGCCCGACCTGATAATTGCGCGAGCCATCGACCTGCAGGCCGAATACGGGTGCCTGTCGTGGTCTGTCGAGGCAATTGCCTTCCAGGAATTCCTGTACACCGAACTTATCAAGCGTGCTGGCCAGCGTGGAATCGCTTTCCCGGCCGTGCCGGGGCCGACAGGGCGCGACAAGAATTTGGCGATCATGTCATTGCAGCCTCACGTTGCAAACGGCTTGATTCGCTTGCACCGCAGCCAGAACACGCTGATCGAGCAGCTCAAGTTCTACCCCGAGGCAGACCATGACGACGGCCCTGATGCGCTGGAAATGCTGCACAGGATCGCAACGCAGTTTGCCGGGGAATGGGAATACACGTCGGCGGCGCGTTCCAAGAGCGACCGCCGCAGCTATAGCCGCCGCAGTAGCGGCAACAACGAGGACGATTGGGACGATGATGATTAAAACCAGACTGGCAGCGCTTGCAGGCAAGATTCCATTAGTGAACAAGATCGTGAAGCCCGACACCGAGTTGCAGGCCGGGCCGAGATCGGCGGGCAGCAACGCGCTCAATTACAACTCGGTGCAGACGCTTGACCCATCGCGCCTGGCCAGCGCTTTCGCGCAGGCCGACCAGGGCTATATCACCGAGCAGGCGGCGCTGTATGAGCTGGTCGAGGAGCAAGACCCGCATATCTTCTCGGAACTGTCCAAGCGCCGCCGTGCAGTGACCGGCCTCGGCTGGCAGTTGACGCCGAAGGATGACGCAGACCAGTCCGAGATCGACCGCACCGCCGAACTGACCGACATGCTCAAGGGCATCCCAAAGTTCGAGGATGCGCAATACGACCTGACGGACGCCATCGGCAAGGGCATCTCCCCGCTTGAGATCGACTGGCAGACGGGAAGCACCTGGTATCCCAAGGCGCTCAATTTCATTCCCCAGCGTATGTTCCAGGTGGACAGCAAGACAGGCAAGCTGATGTACCTGCGGGACGGCATGCCTGAGCCGCTACGCGAGGGCGGCTGGATCGTGCACGAGCACCGTGCGAAGAGCGGCTATATCGAGCAGGCCGCGCTGTTCCGCGTGCTGGCGTGGACGTATGCATACAAGGCCTACGACATCCGCGACATGCAGCGCTTCCTTGAGGTGTACGGCCTGCCGCTGCGCCTGGGTAAATATCCGGCCGGGATCGGTAAAGAGTCGCGCGATCAACTGCTGCGCGCGGTGCGCGCCATAGGCAGCGATGGCGCGGGCGTGGTGCCAAGCACCATGACCATTGATTTCATCCAGGCGCAGGCGGGCAAGGTTGACGACTTCCTGAATGCGACGGCCTATTGGGAGCGCAAGCAGTCGATGGCGATACTGGGCGGGACGCTGACCAGTCAGGCCGACGGGAAGACTTCGACCAACGCCCTCGGAAAGGTGCATGACAAGGTGCGGCGCGAGATCATGCTGCATGACGTGCGCCAGATCGAGCCGACCTGGAACAATCAACTGGTGAAGCCTATAGCGCTCATCAACGGCATGTTCGCGCCCGACCGCGTGCCGAAATTCGGCTACCAGACCGAGGAAACCGTTGACCAGGTGAAGATGGGAGAAGTGCTCGAAAAGGCGGCCGGGATGGGCATGGAAATCGACGTTGATTACGCCCACAAGGTGATGCAGATACCGCGCGCGAAGAAGGATGCGAAGCTGCTCGTTTCCTCGGGCAACAAGCCGGAGGCAAGCCCGGCCGATGCTGCTCTGACGCGCTTGGCTGTGCTGGCCGCGCAGCGCCGCGTCGATGCAGGCGTTGACATCACCAGCGCCTACGTCGGGCGGCTCGCCGCCCTGTGCGCCCCGCACGAAGAGGCGCTTATCCAGCAGATCAGCGCCATCGTGGCCGAAGCGGGCGGCTTCGACGATGCGCTTGCCAAGATCGAGGCGCTGACCGCGAATAACCCGAAGTGGGCGGAGGATATGGCGCTTGGAATGGCGGCTGCCGATCTGGCTGGGCGGGCATCGGTAGGTGATGGTAATGTCTGATTCAGCGCGCCAGCAGTTTACCCACGCGATTGACTTTTATCGCGCCAAGCTCAAGCTTCCAACATTCGGCTGGACGGACATCTGGCAGGAGCAGCACAGCCACGCTTTCGTGGTCGCCGGGGCCGCGCACGATGCGCTTGTTGAGGACTTATACAATGCGATCCAGAAGGCCAAGTGGGAAGGCGGCGGCTACGACGAATTCCGCACCCGCTTTGATGAGATCGTAGCCAAGCATGGATGGGCGCACAACGGTGCGCCGGGCTGGCGCAGCAAGGTGATCTACGACACCAACATAACCCAGGCCTACAATGCCGGCGAGTATCGGCAGATGATTGCGCTCAAAGAATTTCGCCCCTATTGGCGTTATCGCCACACCAGCATCGAGCACCCGCGCCTTGAGCACAAGGCTTGGGATGGTATCGTGCTTCCGGCAGATGATCCGTGGTTTGACACCCACATGCCGCAGAACGGATGGGGCTGCAAGTGCCGCGTTGAATCGCTCACCCGTACAGAAGCCGAGCGCGATTGGAAAAATCGTGGCAAATCTGGCCCAGACACCGCGCCCCCCATCGAATGGGAAGAACGCGTGGTCGGCAAGAATGGCAGCAACCCTCGCACGGTGCGCGTACCGAAAGGCATTGATCCCGGATTCGCGTACAACCCCGGAAAGGCATGGCTGGAGCCGCACACCGTCCCACCGCTGCGGGGCTACGACGATGTCTTGAAAGAGCGCGGAACGCCTTTCCCTAAAGGAAAAGGTGGCGGCGGAGGCGCTGGTGGTGGAAACGCTCCAGTCACCCCAAAGCCAACGACTGTTCCCAATGAAGTTTTACTGCCGCCGGATACCGCGCCGGAGGTGGCCGTATCTGATTTTCTGGATGTGTTCGGCGCAAGCATGGAACATGGCGTGGCATTTACCGATGCGGCCGGAAGCACGCTTGCAATCACCAAGGCACTGTTCCAGGATGGCTCGGGGGAATTCAAATGGCTGTCAAAGCCTAAAAAATCCACCAGGCTTGAGTATATAAACCTGCTGGCTATGACGCTGATCGAGCCGGATGAAATCTGGTGGGCTTGGGAAAAAGACACGGTTGATAAGGGTAAATGGCGGTTGAAGCGTATTTACCTGCGTGCCTTCGAGTTAGAGGGAACGAAAGAATTCTGCGTCACCATATTTAAGTGGGGCCGAAATGGATGGGAGGGGGCAACAACTTTTTCCGCTGATCACAAATCGGAAGAATCCAGACAAAGGTATTTCAATGACCTGCGTAGTGGGTTGCTGGTCTACAAAAAATAA